CCGGCCACCATCTCCATGAAGAGGTCGATTTCGTTTTCCGGGGTTGCGTCCGCTGCGCGCTTCATGAAGTCGACACGCTCGTCCCGCGTCATGCGGCGAAAGACAATATCGATCTTGACAGGTTCGCCGCCAGGCACCGGGATGGCCACTTCCTCGGTGAAAGTGGCCGGAGGCTGCAGCTTGAAAATGACCTTCCCAGCCATGTCTGCCCCTTAAGCCGCAGCCTCGTAACGGGTGAAGTCCGAGATCATGGAAAACGTCGCCACGTTCTGCATGTTCGTGTTCATCACCAGCGAAGGGTCGCCGTCGAAGGACGGGTAGACGTAGTAGTAGAGCTGCACGCCGTTGGGCAGCGTGGCGCGCAGCACAACTGGCTCGCGTAGCGCGTCGGCCTCGACCAGCGCGTTGTACCAGGCTAGCGCCGGGTCGTAGTCGAGGGTGACGGTCAGCACTTTGGCATTCTTGAAGGTCGGCCGCTGGCGCTGGCGCCCGCCACGATCCTCCAGATACTGCCACTGGTAGAACTGCTGTTCGCCGCCCGACTTCTCGGAATTGGTGACCTGCGACAGGTCGACAAACCCGGTGGCGACGGCGAACGATCCAGCCCCCTGCCCGGCGGGGTACCGCGTTAGATTGGTGGTGTCGATGCCCTCCAATTCGAACGAGCCGGAATCGGCATTGGCGACGCGCACGACGCGCTCGGTCAGGGCGGCCCAGCCCGACGTGATGACGCCGATGGCACCGTCAGCCGGCGGCGCGGCGGCCGTGGCAACACCCGGGTTGGCATTGGAAATGGCCGACACCGCGATGGCGGCGCCGAGGGCGGTGGACACCGAGAAGATGGTGCCGTTCGGGAAAATCGCGCTCATGGCGGCTCCTAACGAAAAAAGCCCAGCTCAAGGCCGGGCAAGTGGTGAATCGGTGAAATGAATCAGGGCAGGTAGATCTGCGCCTGGTAGGCGATGCTGATGGGCAACTCGTAGGCAATGTCGGTGTCGTCGGGCGTCTCGGCGCTGGCCGGGTCCTGCACGCGCACCAGCAGGCCGTCACGCACCATGGCCAGGTTGACGGGGAACAGCGCATCCATGGCGGCCAGAATCTGAGCGGCGCGCCCGGGCCCGCGGCCAGGGAGCGTCACCGCCGTCACCTGGAAAATGCCGCGCCACTCGCGGTGCGTGCCGCCCATGTCGCCGCTGCGCGTCGCCGCAGGCAACACGAACGCCCGCAGGTAATCCTGGCCCTCAGGCGGCTCGAATGACACATTCTCGAAGGCGATCTTCAGGGGCGGCACCTGGGCGGCGGCCCACGCGGCCAGCCGGCTCTCGAAAGCCGCGCGGATCGTCTGCTGGCTCATTTGTTGCGCACCTCGTTGGCGGCCTTGCTGACATAGGCCTGGAATTCCTGGGCGGTCAGCCGGACCATGCCCTGCGGCGCCTGCTTGGACCAGCCGTTTTCCAGGCGCACTGCATATGGCAATGAATTGGCGAGGTAGGTGACGCCCCCGGCGCTCGTGGTGCCGATCTGCGCGATCAGGCGCGACAGCGTCGTTTGGCCGGTCGGGTCCAGGGTTTCGACAGTCTGGCGCGGAACCGCGCCGGCGGCGAACATCCAGTTGCCACGGAATCGGCCGGTGTCTACCGGCGATTTCAGAATCACGCCTTGCGCCAGCAGGATCGTGGCGCGGCGCGCAGCTTCGTCGATGTTGCCCTTGGCCTGGGCGACGAACTTGGCTATGTCGGCTGCGAAAGTCATTCCCTTCCTTACTCTCCCGGCTTAGGCTCCCGTCGACCACTGCCCACCGGCTCGGTCCACCATTCACCGAATCGACGCCTCTTCCGTAGGAACCATCCCTCGCTGGCGATGATGGGCCTGCAGATAAGTTCGATGGCGGCAACAATCCGATCAACCTCGGGCCGAATCTGGTCCCGCTGCCCTTGATCCCAAATACTCGCGGTCATTTCTCGCCGAAGCCGATTCGTTTCGTCATCATTGAAATCCGCGAAATCCACCAGCAGCGTCGCATTGGTCAATAGCCCGTTCACCGTCGAACGCATGTCGTCGAATGGTTTTGCCTCATCCAGGCCAAATCGACTCATGAATTGGTATTTTGTCGCCTGCAGCCTCCCGAACAACTCACTTCGGGCTTGATATCTCCGAAGCAGCGGGGTTACGGTCTGACGCCAGTGATATCGCTCGTCGGAATCGTTGGTGAAACGTGAGATATTGTCAGTCTCTGAGCCCCACGCCGCTGGCCCCCGCATTGCCGAGATGGCGTCCCGAGCCTGGTAAAACAAGCTGAGCGTTTCCTCAGCTAGTTCGATACGGCGTTTCCCCAGGAAGGCCGCCCGCCACGTTGAAATTCCTACTACAGCCAAAAGTGCCGCCAGAGCGGCCAGGAATTCGCGCATCAACATCAGCCAACTCACTGCGGTTTCCATTTTTTCTCCTCCGTCAGTTTGACTGAGGAGATCGTACTTGAGCCCCCTTACTTACGCACCTGGACGATGTACAGCACCGGTACGCTGGCGGGCTCGATGGCCTCGGCGGTGACGACGCGCCAGGCCTCGGTGCCGATCAGGATCAGGTCGCCCGCCTTCGGCCGCGGCATGGCCTGACCGTTGTCCTGCTGCACCGCCAGGTATACCTGTTGGTCGCCCTGCAGGATCTTGGTTCCGTCGATGTTGCGCTGCTCGTAGTCGAGCTTGGCGCCCGTGCCCGGGTAGTCGGTCGGCGCGCTGTCGACGGTGCCCGTGCTGGGGTCATATTCGCCTGTGCCGGGCCGGCGCAGCGTCACCGGGCCGCCATAGCGCTTGAGCATGCGCAATGCCGTGGCTGCCGGCCGGCCATAGTTGAACTTGACCATCAGTGCACCGTCACCGGCTCGACGCGCGTCAGATCGACTGCGGCATAGCCGCCATCGGCTAGCTCGACGACAGCGCTTACGGGCTTCATGCAGTCGTCGTAGAGCAGATCAACCACGACGCCGTCGATACCGTCCTCGGGCAGATAAAAGCTGTCGCCGATTTCCACGTCACGCCCTCACCAGCCTGACCATCGAGCTCGGACCAGTCCAGCGCCGCAGCATCGCCGTCACACCGGCATATTGCGTCTGTCCGTCCGCCCGCGCGCCACGCGCGGCGGCGTACCGGGTCGTGATCGGCCCGATGGTTTCCTCGGTGACCGCGCCCTCGGCCGTGGCGTCCACGTCCTGCCAGAGCGGGCCGGCCAGCGCGCGCACGCCCAGCTCGCAGCAGGCCGACACCACCTCGCGCGGCACGCCTTCGGCCGGCACGCAGCGCCGCGGCCATTCCAGAGCCTGCTCACACGTCTTGCGCTCGCCGCGGAAGGTGTATGCCGTGTCCAGGTAGATCGTGGCGTTGCGCAGCGCGGCGTCGAGCGCCGCAGCATCGCCGTCGAACGTCAGGCCGTGGGCCGTGGCGTAGGCCTGACAGTCGGCCACCGACACATAGCTGTCGGCGTTGGCCAGCCCGGAGCCGTCCTCAACGATCAGCGGCATGCGCCTTCCCCTTGCCACGCCCGCGGCGCGCCTGTTTGGCAGCAGCGGGGGCTTGAACCGCGGCGGCGGGCGTCGCCGGCGTGATCGGCCGTGGGTCTTCGCTGCCGGCCGACTCCTGCACGCCAGGCTCGGCATCGTCCGGCCGTTGGCCCTCGATAGCCGGGCCAACACCTGGCACCAGGTGGTCGAGCAGGAAACGCGGGCAGGCGCCGCTGGCCATTTCCGCCACCGTCCACTGGCCGTAGGCGAGCCGCGCGAAGTATTCGCGGCGCGCTTCGACCGTGGGCAGAACGTCGCCGGCCAACTCAGCATATGCCGCCGGGCCGTCGGCAAGAACCGGCACACCTGCCAGCAGAGCGTCGTGGCCGACGTTGCTGTTGATCGTCACGACTCGGCGCGCGCCGGCCAGCGCCTCGGCAAGCGGCGAGCGGTCCGATTCGAGGCCCGCGATGTCGATGCCGCCGCGCGGGTGCGGCCGATACCGAACGTTGGGCCAGTGGGCGGCGGCCTCGCGGGCCCAGCTTTCGATCTGCTGGGCGTCCAAGCCATGGGCGGCATCGCCCGGCACCTGGCCGCAGAGCAGCACATAGCCCTCCGGATCGCCGCCCTGCTCCGTGATGGTCAGGCCCAGGGCGTCGAAGCGGTCGGGCGGGCACGCGAAGGCCGGCGGCCGGTTCAGCCCGCCCAGGCCGAATTGGAAATGACCGGTGAACGTCTGGCCGGGCTCGTTGACCCGTGCCAGATAACCCCAGTCAAACACCACCACAGGCACACCAGCGGCCTGGTAGGCATCGCGCACCCGGCGGCCCGCCCGCAACCCGTACACCACGACTAGGTCGAAATTCTCGACCTCGCCGCGGTGGTAGCCGGAATTGCGAGCATGCGCTGTGGCGCCGCACAGGGCAAAACCCTGCAGCAGCGCCGGTACCGCCGGGTGACTGGCGCCGGCATAGATTCCGACGCGCATGGCTTAGACGCCAGAGCCCGAGGCCGGGGGAGCGGATGCCGAGCCGGAACCCGAACCGCCGGTCAGCGAGATCAGCACGCCCGCCGTGGCCTTGTCGCTGTTGGCGTACTTGGTCCAGTTGGCACCGGTACCCAGGGCGGCCAGGGTCGGATTGACGCCAGCCGTGGCATCGGCCCAGCTGTAGCCCAGCAGATCCAGGTTCACCGTGCCCTCGGACCGGAAGCCCAGGGCCAGGTTTTCCTGGTCGTTGATGGGATAGCTGCGCACGCCCGGCACCTGGGACTCGGTCAGCGTGATAGCGCCCGCCTGCAGACCGAAGATGCGATCAGCGGGGATGCGGTCGGAAACCAGCACCGGCTTGCCCATGGTGCCCGGCGTGCCACCGTAAACCACGATACCCGCTTCTTCGTAGATTTTCTCGTCGATGGCGTCGTCGACCAGGTCGAAGTAGGCGGCCGAATCCATACCGAACAGCGCCACGCGGTTGAAGCGGTCACCGAACTTGCGCATGCCCTTGGTCAGCACCTTCTTGTGGTCGGTGGCGAACGAGCCCGAGGCGTTCATGGCCGCATTGGCGCCGATAGCCGCACCCAGGGCCGCGAAGGCGATCTCGATGTAGCCGGCCATGACGGCGTCGGCCATGTCTTGGCCCACCAGGACCGAGAATTCCTCGGGCGTGCGCGCACGCCGTTTGAAGGCTTCTTCGGTGCTGGCGTAGGGGCCGTACTTCCAGGGGTACTTCACCCCCACCATTTCGCCGGCGCCGATCTTGGCCGGGGTGACGGTCGCGTCGGTGTTGACGTTGCGGTGCACGATCGAGCCGCCGACCGTGTAGAAGGCGCGCTTTTTGAGATCGCCTTCGATGTTCTCGTTCACCAGGCGGATGGCGCCGGCGGACGAAGCGTTGAAGACCTCCAGCACGTCCTGGATGCGCTCCAGGTAGGCGGTTTGCGCCAGGTCGTTGTAGATGACCATGTCGCTGTTCAGCGTGGTAGCCATGATTTACCTCATTTGGGCAGTTGCAGATAGGCTTCGCGCCCGTGTTCGGAGATGAATTCCCGCATTTGTTCGGGCTTCATTTCCGAGCGTTTGAGCGCGGGATTTTTTCCCCCGCCGCCACCGCCGCGGGCGCCGCCGCCATTGGCGCCAGAACCCTTCAGGATGTGGTCTTTGTGGGGGTATTGCTCGATGAGGATGTCGAGCGCTTCGTCGAAGGAGGCCAGTTCGCCGGGCCGCGCCGGCGAGAACAGCTTGTTGCCGTTGGCGTCGTACGCCACGACATTGCCGTCCTCGACCTTGAAGTGCTGGCCGAACCGCGCCTGCACCATGTCGGCCGGAATGGCGACCTTGGCCTTGTCGCCGACGATCAGGGGTGAGCGCGCGAAGGCGCCGCCGATCTTCTCGCCGTACAACTGGTCTTCCAGCTTCTTGGCCCGGGCCTCGGCGTCATCCAGTTTGGTCTGGAACGACTTGCTGATTTCCGCCTTCACTTTGTCGACTTCGCCGGCGTCGATCAGTTTCTTCTGGTCCAGGTTCTTCACCGTTTCCAGGGCCTTGCGCGCGGCGTCGCCGTCGTCGATACCGTCGAAGGCCTTCAGCTTGCCTTCGGCGGCTTCGGCGCGCTCCCGGTGGGATTTCGCCTCGCCGTTCAGGCGGCTGATGGTGGTGCGGGTGCCCACGGCGTCGAACGCGAGTTCCTTGCCGTCGTCTTCCACATACACCGGTTTGCCATCCTGCACCT